TTGCGCCAAGATCCATTGTGCAATTAAAATTTACATTATCTATAAAAAGATCTTTGTCTTTATGTTTTCCTTTTTTAAATCCACTATACCCTGTTAACCCGCCTTGTTTGTTTCCAAACGCAGTTTTAACCTCCCTTTGGCCAAAAGTTTCTTCAATATCTTGTGTAGTAACACCTTCGTCAAACTCTCCAAATTCATTAAAATATTCTTTTGTAAATTGTTGACTGCTTACTGCGCCACTTCTTTTATAGCCGCCTGATCTTAAAACAATATAGTTGTCGCGGGTTTCTAGGCCAGCATTAGTTCCGTCGTTAAAACCACCGCCGCCTACTGAATAATATTGTTGTGGGTCTTTTAATTGATCAGTTGTTAGACTTGCTAGTGTAAAAATATAATTGTATGAGTTGTAGTTGTGTAAAATATTGCCGTTTTTAAACTTTCCATTACCGGCATCGCCATAAAACTGTTTTGCATTTATTTCAAGTGTTTCTTCACTTTTTCCTTTTAACTCCTCATAGGTAGGAGTTTTTTCGGCTTCTGGCTTAGAAACTGCTTCTTTGTTTTCTTTAACTGTTGAATTTGTTTGACTTCTACCTTGTTCGCCAGGAAACATTTTAAACTCCTAGTACACGTTTGATAACATCGATAGTTGGAATCTTAATTTCAACGCCTGCTACAAAATCAAAAATTGGATCGTCAAGTTCGTTAGGATTTCTTGATTTGAATACCCACCATAAATTAGGATCATCATACAAGTCACTTGCTAATAGATCAGGACGATAATTGTATTGTGGTTTGATAACATAAGGAACATCACTAGCAACATTAGGTATTTTTCTATAATTCAAAATGCTTAATCCAGTTTGATTAAATCCTGTTGTTCCGTACAAACTTGTTTTTTCGTACATTAGATCATTCCTTTAAATCGCATGTTACCTTGTGCATAATCTTGCATAGAAAATGTCGCTTGATCTCTTCTACTGTATGCTGGTAAACATTCAACTGTAAATTCTGCTCTTGTTGGCACAGTAGTTTTTGCGCCTTCTGTTGTGGCTACGTCAATATAGTCTACATCTTCGTTTAATGTATAGAAAAAGTTACCTACAACAACTGGCATATCATTAAACATATATTCACCATAACCCGAAAGTCTTACAACAGGTGGCGGTGCACCAACATTTGCTCCACTACCAAAGTGCATTTTAGTTATAGTTCTTAGTGCATGAATGCTACCAAGTAGCATACGTGCTTCACCTGTGTTTTGTGCAGTAAATGTTCCTACAATAGATAGTGCGTCCAATTGTGAGTTCTGGTATGCTTGAAACTGATAATTACTGTGTGTAGGATGTACCGGTGTATAATTGGCTCTTGTGGTTACAACTATCTGTGGTGTGAAAGGAAATACTACTCCGCCTAGTTTTTGTAATTCGGCCGCAGGTCCTTGTAGATACTCCTGATGAATTTTTATTTTGACTCTATTATCAACAGTTGCTAAATGTGTTGCAGGTATGCCTTGGTATGGTTTTGCGCCACCCTTGGCTAGATCAAACCCTAAACGTTTTGTTGCTTCGTCACCAATAATCGATTGTAAACCTCGTACTGCGCCGGGGTTTTGTCCGATACCTGTTGCTTGTGCGGCGCTCTTAACGAACTTACCACCGAAACTACCTACTTTGTCTATAAAACTGTTTGGATTATTTCCTGCCATATTTTGGTTCCTTTTTATAACAATATTTATTGCTTTTTTTAACTGCGTAGTTTATAATACTTATATTAATCGGAGAATCTAATGAAAAGAACGAAATACTTAACAAATAAAGATCTACTATCAGAGATTCATATCAGCAAGTGTACTTATTGCTCGTTTGTAGACGACGAACATGCACAACATGACATAATTTTACCAAGTTTAGAAAAAATCAACAGACTTAGTATTGCACAGGCAAAGCGTAATCAAGCCGATAGAATCGGTAAAGCCGCATATGAAAAAGCAAAAGAAGAAAAAAGAAAAGTAAAACAAGCAGATTGTTTGCCAGATTGGCGTAAAATTGAAAAAACAGATCTGATTTTTAGGATTATGACTTTTGATCATATTCCACTAGAGCCAGGTCGCAAACGCAAAACTAAAACAGTAGCGGATGAACACACAAAAGTTAACTTTCCTCCATTCCAACATTGGAAATATGACGAAAATGATAACTTGATTTGTGTAGGTAAAAGCCACTGGCAGGGCGGTATTCACAATGGCCACTTTAGCAAGGATCACGGACGCATGACTGAAAACCTAGGACGCATGTTTCTAAAACTTGCTGATCGTTATGGTACAAGAAGTAACTGGCGTGGTTACACTTACAATGATGAGATGAGAGCACAGGCTGTGCTACAACTTTCACAGATTGGTTTACAGTTTGATGAAAGCAAAAGTTTAAATCCATTTGCTTATTACACTGCCGCAGTTACAAATTCATTTACTAGGGTACTGAACATCGAAAAGAAAAATCAAAACATTCGTGACGATATCCTACAAGAAAACGGTTTGAATCCATCATTCACTAGACAGAATGAAGAAGTGTTTAAAGAAGACAAAGAAAAACTTGCAGAGTTCTACAAAAATATGAGACGTCCAAAAGCGGACTATTAAGGTTGACAAAACTTTTTTAATTTCGTATAATATTGTAGATTAGTATAAGGAAAGGCATGACACAATTATTTAAAAAGGCCGCGGTGTTTACAGATATTCACTTTGGTCTCAAATCGAATTCAAAAATACACAACGATGATTGCGAACGTTTTGTAGATTGGTACATAGAACAAGCCAAAGAGAACGGTTGTGATGTGGGCCTATTTACAGGTGACTGGCATCATAATAGAAGTGCATTAAATTTAACCACAATGGACGCTAGTTTGCGTTCACTGGAAAAACTAGGTGCGGCTTTTGATAAGTTTTACTTCTTCCCAGGCAATCACGATTTGTATTACAAAGACAAAAGAGAAATTCATTCTGTAGTATTTGGCAAACACGTACCAGGTATTACTGTGGTTAACGAACCAATGGTTATAGACAATGTTGGATTAGTTCCATGGTTAGTTGGTGAAGAGTGGAAAAACGTAGTAAAAATGAAGTGCAAATATATGTTTGGTCACTTTGAACTTCCACACTTTAAAATGAATGCTATGGTAGAGATGCCGGATACAGGTGAAGTTAAAGCCACAGACTTTAAGAATCAAGAATTAGTTTTTAGTGGTCATTTCCATAAACGTCAAACACAAAATAATATCCATTACATCGGCAACGCCTTTCCACACAATTATGCTGATGCTTGGGACGACGAGCGTGGTATGATGATACTTGAATGGGACGGTCAGCCAAAATATATTGATTGGACAGACTGTCCTAAGTATCGAACTGTAAAACTTTCACAGTTACTTGACAATACAGAAAGCATTTTATCGCCTAGCAATTTATATCTACGTGTTACACTTGATATTGATATTAGTTACGAAGAAGCAAACTTTATTAAAGAAAACTTTACTGCACAATACGATGTACGTGAAATTAGTTTGTTACCAAACACAGAAGAAAATGACGAAGCACTAACACTTGAACGTGGAGAAATTGAATTTGAAAGTGTAGATCAAATTGTTACTGATCAAATTACAAAAATACAAAGTGAGCAGTACAGACCAAACACGCTTTTAGATATCTATAGGAATTTATAATGTTTAAAATTAAAACCCTAACAGTTAAAAACTTCATGAGTGTTGGAAACACAACACAGGCAGTTGATTTTGATAAAAACTTCTTGACCCTTGTGCTAGGTGAAAACATGGACCTAGGTGGTGATGATGCAGGTTCACGTAATGGTACAGGTAAGACTACTATTATTAATGCACTAAGTTATGCACTGTACGGTGAAGCACTTACAAAGATTCGTAAAGAAAATTTAATTAACAAAACCAACGGCAAAGACATGTTGGTTACTGTTGAGTTTGAAAAAGAAGGACGTTCATATCGTATTGAGCGTGGTAGAAGAAAGAACGTATTAAAATTTTATATCAACGATGTTGATAGTACTGCTGATGATATAGATGAATCACAAGGTGATTCACGTAAAACGCAGGAAGAAATAGAACGACTTTTGAACATGAGTCATGGTATGTTCAAACACTTGGTGGCACTTAATACCTATACAGAGCCTTTCCTATCTCTCAGTAATAACGCACAACGCGAAATTATTGAACAGTTGTTAGGTATCACCATTCTGTCTGAAAAAGCGGAAAACCTCAAGGAGCAACAGAAACAGGTCCGTGACAATATTACTGAAGAAGATGCTCGCATTAGAGGAGTCGAAAGTGCAAACAAGGCTGTACAGGAATCCATTAATGCCCTTGAAATTAAAAGCAAGGCTTGGGACGCTTCACAGGCAGAAGAAATTTCACGACTGAGCAAAGCAATTATGCAACTGTTTCAAGTCGATATTGATGCTGAAATTGATGCATTTACAAAATTAAGTGATTGGGAAACTAAAAATAACGAACTATCAAACTTGCAAAAAGAAAAAGCAAGTTTAGAAGCATCACTGCAACGTGCAGAAAGACAGCACAAAAAATATGAACAAGAACTGAAAGATATCAAAAGCAAAAAATGCTTTACTTGTGGACAAGAATTACATGATGATTCGCATGCGGATTTGTTAAAAGAAAAAGAAAATGATTACAAAGAAAGTGAAACATACATACAAGGCGTTGCACTACAACTTGAAGAATGTTTAAGCAAGATAGATGCTATTGGTGATCTAGATAGCAAACCAAAAACTTTTTATGAAACTGCGGAAGAAGCATACAATCACAAAAACAATCTTGCAACACTAGAAGATAGAAAAAAAGAAAAAGAAGAGGAAACTAATCCTTACACAGAACAAATGGATGAATTGCAAAACACAGCAATCAAAGAAATTTCATGGGATTATATGAATGATTTGCAGAATATGAAAGCACATATGGACTTTTTATATAAACTGCTTACAAGCAAAGATTCGTTTATTCGTAAACGTATTATTGATCAGAACCTTGCTGTGTTAAACAAGCGTCTAGCGTACTACTTAGAAAAGACAGGATTACCACATCAAGTACGATTCCAGAACGATTTAACGGTAGAAATTACAGAACTAGGGCGTGACTTAGACTTTGATAACCTCAGTAGAGGAGAACGAAATAGACTCATCTTATCAATGAGTTGGTCGTTCCGTGATGTTTGGGAAAGTCTATATCAAAGCATTAATTTGCTGTTCATCGATGAACTTATTGACAGTGGTATGGATGCCGCAGGTGTAGAAAGTTCTATAGGAATATTAAAGAAAATGGCTCGTGAACGTAACAAAAACATCTATCTTATTTCACACAAAGATGAACTAAGTTCAAGGGTCAACAACATATTAAAAGTAGTCAAAGAAAACGGCTTTACAAGTTATGCTACCGATACTGAGGTAATAGATGTCTAAAGGCCCAACAACACATGAACTGTTAATCCAAGCAATTATGGATTACTATAATATGAATGAACGTTGGGAAGCAAAAGGCTTTGATGAAAACGGTCGTAAGGTACGTTCTATACTAAGTGATATTAGAAGGCTATGCACACAAAGGCGATACGAAGTACAGGATAGGCGCAAAGATCTCAAGGCAAAAAAGAAGCAAAACCAGAATCTAGATACTGAAAATTAGGCATCGGTAAGTATCACTATGGAGTGGACTTATCAGGGCAAAAAAATACAAGAACTTCCCGCAGATTGCGAAGGTTTTGTCTATCTGATAACGAATACTACCAACAATCGCAAGTACATAGGCAAAAAACTAGCCAAATTCAAAAAAACACGCCCACCACTTAAAGGCAAAAAAAACAAAAGAAGAAGCAAAATTGAAAGTGATTGGAGAGACTATTGGGGATCTTCAGATCATTTACAGGCAGACGTAGAGGCACTTGGTCCAGAAAAATTCACAAGAGAAATTTTATATATTTGCAACAGTAGAGGCCTAATGAGTTACCTCGAGGCTAGAGAACAATTTGAACGCAGAGTATTAGAAACAGACGAGTATTACAACGGAATTATTAATGTAAGAGTTGGCGGTTCAAAAATTCTCAAAGAAGCACTTCAAAATCTAAAGGCAATATAACAGCACATAAGGTTGGCGGGCCAGTTTGTAATACCGCTGAGTAAAAGGTCCCCTGAGAAGGACACTCGTACACGTTAATCGACCCCCATTGGGAGATAAGCCATCAAAAG